GCTTCAATATGTTTACATTTTCCACGGAAAGTAAATCCTGTGCAAGTGCAAGATAATGTATTATTATTATCTAAACTAACAGTATATTCATTATCTTTTGATTTAACTTTGAATATACGAGTATTATTATCTTTTTGGATTAACTTAGATAATCCCGCATGATTAACTTTGATAAACTTTCTTCTACGCTTATCTAATTTAATTGGAGATTTTAATTGATTAATAGTATTATCGCTATTAGTATAAGCAATAATATTATCTTTTAAATCTAGTAAATAGATTTTATTGATAATGGGATAATCAATATCCCATTCTGTGATTTCTTTTAATATTTGCATCCTGCCATTATAACAAAAATGGCAGAAAAGTCAAGCTACCTGTTGCAGGAAAACAACACTAGCCTTGTAATAATTGCCTATTGTCCTGCTCTCTTAGGTCTTCCTCAAATGCCTGTAATTTTAGGCGATTGAGTTCCATTTGCACATCTTCAAGGTTCATTTTGCCTAATTTGATTTGCAATTCTAACGCTTCAATTCTTTTATCAATATCTCTAGTTGACATCGTTTTCTTCCTGTCTTTGCAAGCGATATGCTTGTTTATCTTTATGCTTCTTACGGAACTGCTTGAAGGTATCCTTCTCGTTATTCTCTTTGAATTTTGACTTCTGAGTTTTTTCAAACTTCTTGCCGCCACCAATCATTTTACCACTACCTTAGATAATACGGTCTGCTATCCTATACTCAACCAATTCTTCTGGTGTCAACCAAGCATCGGTTGGTCCCAAAAGTTTTGATTTAATAATGCGCTCGGGCAGACCAGAAGCCTCACGCAAAATGTCTATCATTCTTTGATTACAAATATCATTCGCTTTTGCTTGTGATTTTAAATCATGGAATTTACCCTCAGCGTAATCTGAAAATTGGTGGCACATGATGCCAGTATTTCTAGCAATCATCCTGCGACCTTTTTGACCAGCTGCGAATATCATAAATCCTGCCGACATAATACTACCAATACCAATTGTTGCAACAGGATACTTACTGATTCTCATCATGTCAATCAAACCAAATGCTTGATACAAATCACCGCCATATGAGTTGACATACAATGTGAGAATTTTATCTTTATCTTCTAGGTTTTCGTAGGCAATCCATTCTATTGCCTTTTTGATATTATCTTCATCAATGTCACCCATTAGAAAGTGGACATGACTATCAAGGAACCGTAAACCAATTTTCTCCTCGGCACCAACCATATCATCTATAACAGGAAAGTTTTTATTTTCCATTTTTCTCGTTCCATTCGTAAGCTGTTTTGAGTATGGAAAGTATATCATGTTTTGGCTGATAATTCAATAGTTTTTGAGCAAGAGTGATGTCGGCAACAAGGCAATCAGGGTCGCCTTGCCTGCGGGGTAAGATATCATAGGTAATATCTAAATTGAGTTCCTTAGAAATAAGAGAAAGTATTTCTGAATTGGAATGTCCTTGACCTGTACCTAAATTCATTGTTTCTGAATTGCCTCCTTTCAACAAGTAATTTAAACCGGCAATATGTGCCTGTGCAATGTCTGAAACATGAACATAATCACGGATACAAGTTCCGTCTGGTGTATCAAAGTCATTCCCGTATAATTCAAACTTATTTAGATTTTGTAAAATCCTAGGTATTAGATGAGTTTCTGGTTCGTGGTTTTCACCAACATCATCTTCAGCACCTGCCAGATTGAAATAACGGAAGATGATGTGCTTTATGCCAGAATCTCTAATGGCATTTTCACAGGCAATTTTAGTGTTGCCATAAACATGATTATCAACAATACAATCATCTTCCGTTAACTTGTCTTTTTTTGCCCAATATACTCCAGCTGTGGATGAGAACAATATGTATTCTATTCCATACTTTTTCATCACATTGAGCAAAGTTGTGGTGCCACCAACATTGACCTCCCAAAACTCGCATGGATTTTGCATGGAATCTCCAACTTCAATTCTTCCAGCGAAATGGAATACCACATCAATTTTCACTTGACGGAAAAGGTAATCCAAATCGCCTTTATTGCGAATGTCACCTTGTTCGTAAATATCGTAATATTTGTGTTTTGGTTTTTTCTTGTCAAAGCAAACAACACGCCAACCTTGGCGTTTTAGGTGTTTACTTACAACACTACCGAGATACCCGGCACCACCGGTTACCAATGCTGTTTTATTGTTCATGTTCACTCAAATTATAAATAAAGATATGTATTCACCACCAAAAGAAATTATGACCTTATTTGAAGAATGGTCATTAGCTAATCCAAAAGATGAAAAGAGTAAAAAACACTCTCATTTTACTATTGGTCATAACTTTTGGCAAGGCAAAACACATACTGAATCCACAAAAAAATTACTTAGTTTGTTGAATAGTGGCGAAAATAATCCTATGTTTGGTAAAAAACTTACTGAAGAACAAAGGAATAAAATTAGCAAAAATCAAACTGGTAAACCACTCTCTCAACAACATAAGCTTGCTATCAGTAAATCTAAGGTTGGTATTCCTCGTAGTGAAGAAACCAAAAGGAAGATATCTGAAGCGAGAAAAAAATCTAAACAACAATTGTAATTCCTGGTCCAACGGAATGTAGGTGTCTACCTGTTTTCCATGGAAACTCACCATTATATTTTTGTTTATTGATTTCATTACCATTATCAAAGAATTCTTTGGTAACAGAATTTGGATTACCGTCTAAACGATAACAAAGTGTGTGTGCATCGGTACAGTCAAACTTAGGAAAGTTTTTCTTTAACGCAGAAAAGAATTGCCTATCAGCGCCCCATTGGCCGTACCAAGCATGACCAACACGAACAGCAATATCACGGCGAATAGCGAAAGAACTGGTATCAATGTGAAATACGTCATCACGAAAATACACAGGCCACTTACCAAGCGATTCGCAATTATCTTCGCACAAAAATTTTCCATCTTTATCATAAATTTTCCTTAGAGAATACGACCAATCATTTCCTTCGTTGATTTTAGAAACCAATTTATCAACATGGCATGGTTCAAACCAATTATCTTCGTCAAGATATACAATGATATCAGCATCAACAAGAAATGAACAAGCTGCAAAAACACGATGTCCATACCAACCCTTTCCTACATTTTCTTCCAACTCAATGGTTCTTACTTTAGTAGCACCTTGAATATAATCGTGGACTTTTTCCTTGTGTTCTTTTCCATCAATGAAGATGTAGTGAACAATATCTTTGTATGTTTGTTTATCTACCGACCGTAAACAATCAATTAGTTTTGGATTGCCTATTGTCGGTGTCACGACCGCTACTTTCATTTTCTACCTTTTCTTCAATTTGTTGTTTATCACGACCAAAAATGGCATCCCAGCGATTATCATATTCTTGTTGAGATACCGAGAATGGTCTTGGTTTGCAACCTTTACCACCTTGATTCATTTTTACTCCGTTGGAAGATTTAGATTTGGAAATGCTTGTTTGATAATTTTTCTTGTTAGAAACTTTACACCCAAATCTTTTTTGAACATTTTTACAATCAACTCAGCTTCGTCTTTATGGACTGATTCTAAGATAACCAATAGTAACTGTCTTTGTTTATCAGTAGATAGTCCCACAGGTTTAGCTGGGTGATTTTTTATAAACCTATACATTTTGGAAATCTCAGATTCCAAATATGCCCAATTTAGACCTGCCGGTTCTGGCGCTGGTCTGTATGGTGGTGGTTCAATGTCAAATTGAATATCTGGATGATATGCTAACAATAAGAAATCTTGGAATCTAGCATCTCCATATTTTTGTAAAACACCAACACGCTCTTCACGTGTTTGTGCTTTGTTGAATTTTTCTAGTATCTCTGAATATAGTGTATCAGAACTCATCTGCAACCTCAATTAAGTTTTTCAGCCTGTTAGCAATCATATAATTCATAAACTCTTGCTTAGTGTGACCTTTTGTGTTTTCATAAGTATCTATGATAGATTGTTTTAGGCTTTCAGGAATTTTTGTTAGGTCAATCAAAACTTCATTCCTTGAGTAATTTCTCAACATATCATCGGTGCAAAATTCTTTTGGCTCTTGATTCAACCAATTGATAATCTTCGCTTCTGTGATTGGTTTTTGACGCCCACCCTCCACAAAAACATCATCTTTTGTTAGGATATTGGGAATACCATCTCCCTTATCACCACGAATAACCAACTGCTTCAAATGAACGGCAGGAAATGGTTCTTTGATGTATTTTTTCAGAATCGGTGAATATTGCTCAACATTTGGATACTTTTGTAATTGAGCAAAATCTTTATCTGAAGATAAAATCATTATTGGTTGTGAAGCTGAATACTTCATAGCTAAAACGGCAATCACATCATCAGCTTCAGCGGTATCAATGTCCAATACTTTGTATGGCGAATGATTTTTTAATTCTTCACGGATTTTATTCAATACCTCAAAGATACTTGTCCAATCATGGCCACTTGCCTCACGATTTTTCTTTCGGTGAGCTTTGTAGTATGGAAAGATATCACGGCGCCAATACTTTTTATTGTCGCAAGCAATAATAACTTCTGGCCCATGTGATTCTTTAAACTTCTTCACATAAGTCCTAATTGTGTTCAGTATCATGTGGCGAACCAAAGATTCGTCAACCGGTTTACTTGAAGAACCGATTTGTTCCATGAGATTGGCAATCGCCACTTGGTTAAAATCAAATAGTATCATAATGTCCTAATTATAATTCAAATCACATGAATATTGAGGCAATAATGGTTCAATCATCTTTTCCCACATCTTACGGTAAACAAAAGTTATTTCCTTATCTGTGATATACGATTCAGGTAATTGCCCATCTAATACGGCTTGCACAAAAAGTTTTCTATCATCACTCACCGAAATACCTCTCATCAAGTGTTTCCAAGATACTCATAACTTCTTCATCGGACATTTCGTGGTCGGATGTATCAAACAAACCATTAATTTCCCAATGGTCATTCTCAACATCATACCAAGCGTAAATACAAACTTCTTCTTTTGGCCTATGAATTAATGCCCAAGGTGTCATTTCATGTTCGGGAAATTCAAAACCTTCTTTTGCTGAATCTTTATGAATAAAGATAGCATATGATTCCATATTTTTATTGCCAGCTTCTTCGTAAACATAATTACCTTCTTCATCTTCGGTTTCCAAATCACCGTAACCATCAAAGATAATTTTTATTTCTGGAATGTCGGATATATTTTCGCCAATTTCCAAACATTCTGAATCTCGCCACATACAATCCAAATGGCGTTGTAACATTTCATCATACTTCAAATAATCAATATCGGACATAATTAACCTATTTAATAATCTTAACTAGGATTGTATCAGAATTTAACCTACCTGTCAATCCACTGGCCTTACTGTTTACCGAGTCCATACAGTTTCTTAGATAAACTTTGGCACCTTTTACCACTTCAGGCAATATTGCCTCAGGCTTTCTAAGTGTTTTCTGTACCGATTTCATTTCACTAAAATTGGTAAGACTTGTTCTCTTAACACCAAAGCCTTGACTATCTAAGGCATGATATACACCAAGTTTTCTTGTTTTAACATTGAATACCCA